GCGTCCTTTAACTGGCTTTCAAAATCTTTTTCTACGTAGTTAGCACCCATCTGGATAGCGTTACGTATTGCATCATCATCAAAGTAAGGCATGTTACGTAATTGTCTAACTTGACTACGGTTCATTTTGTGTCTATGGATTACATATTCACACTCTTCCATATTAGTAGCGTTAGGGTCTGGATAGAAATCCCAACAACTAACAAACTCAATACGTGGTACTCTTACTTCTAGTGGGTTATATTCTCTGTTACCTTCCCCATCAGCATCCCACTTGTGTAACTTCTTATTAAAGTTAAACGGTCCTTTTACAATACCTGTACCTAGTAAAGCCGACTCTAATAAAGCATTCCTCATTTCAGAATTACCATTAGACTCTTCTATCTGGTCATGTATAAGCTTCTCCATACGCCTAGCGGCTCTTTGTGCTGGAGATAACTCTAAAGCTTGAGGGTCAGGACTAGCTCCATCTGTAAGGATTCCTGCGTCCTCTGCTTGGTCTTCTAAGCTGTCCTCAAATATTCCATTTAAGTAAGTAGCTCCTGCTCTTAATACTTTACCGTCACCCTCATAACCCACATCGTATGGATTATCTTTAAGGTTTCCAATATTGTCAGGTAACTCTTCTTCATCTTGTCTAGGTGTTGTTTCTAAATTAGGTGTAGGATTAGCTGTATTTAAATGAGAGTAGTCTGTTTCGCCTTCAGGTATCTTAGTTTCCGAAATTCCTATCGGAAATTTCCCTGTACCAAAGATAACATCTACTAATTGACCAAAAGCCGCAAGGACCTTTGTTTTTGTAATCTTAACAAATACTCTAGACTTCTCAGACTCTCTGAACTTAACATTTTTAGCGTAAAGCCCTCTATAGTTCTCGTAAGCTTTTAACCAACGAGTCTCATCTGTTTGTCTCGCATCTTCTGCGATTGCGAATCTATCTTTAATAGTTCCTATAAGGTTTCTTTGTTGGTCTTCCTCAAGTGTAAGTTGGACTCCAGACTCACCTTCTACTTCTTCATAGATACTATTAGCGTTTAAAAATGTATTTTCGTTTTCTGCCATGTCTTAATAACCAAAGGTTGAATCAGAAGGACTAAATACATCTGATTTTATTCTTAACATCCTATCTTGAGGATGGTCCATTCTTGGTCTACTCATAACCAAGTACCTTAACGCATCATATGCGTGGTCAGCCGCGTGAGTGTCAACGTCTTCAGGGTTAGACTTAGAAAGAGGCAAAGCCTGTATTTCTTTTATTAGATTTACACATGTATTAAACATTTGTAATCTAGGTCTTCCTGTACTATTGTTCTTTCTCAAGTGCTCATGTATCTGAGTCTTACCTGCTAACCTATTCTTGTCGGCTCTTCTTAGTTTGTGTCCTTTATTAACTAAGATTTCACCAATCGTAGGACCTGTATATCCTGTCCTTGACCAAGCGGCTGTATCTAATACACCTGCTATGGACCTTATCTCACTCATCTCCATCTCTGTAATGGTATCTCCGAGTGCTTCACCTGTTAGACCCTTTCTGTATAGTTCTCTATATATTATGATGGTCTTATCTTCAGGGTCTATCACAGCCCAGAGACAACAACTTTCAGCGGCATAACCGTAGTCTACCGATTTAACTCTTTCCCACCAACTTGGTATTTCAAATGGTGGTATAACATGTGTCTCAACTTCAAACTCTGCGAATGCCGCACCTTCTGAGATATCCCAGTTACCTTCCAACAACTGTTTACGTTGTATGGCTGGTAAGGATTGCAACATCCTTTCGTATTCACCGTCTAAAGCAAGGTGCGGATTATCTTGCAACAACGCTGGTATAAACTTTCTTGTGAGTCCGTCATGCCCTTCAAAACTTGTATTGTATTCTGCTGGCTCTACGTATCTCTTCTTAACCCAATGAGCACCTACACCTCCTGGGTTAGCTGTACACCTGAGATATGTCTTAATCTCTGGGTTAGTCGTTCTTAGTCGTGATGCTAAGTAGTTCCAACCAAACTCTGTAGGTAAATGAGTTATCTCATCAAAACCTATCCAACTGTACGCTTGTCCCTGATAACGATAAACATCCGCATCTCGTTCCAAGAACCCAAACTCAATCTTTGCTCCACTAGGGAACTGCCATAACTTTTCTACCTCTTTAAACTTAGCACCTTTAAATGCTATCGGGTAAAGCTCACGAGACTTATCTATCAGTTCTCGCAATTCTGGCATAGACCTTCTTAATATCAAAGCTCTGTGCTCTGCAATGTGACAGTATCGCAATGGGTCTATTAACATTGCAAAACTTTTAC